GCTCAGTCATTGGAGGCTGCTTGATCGACTTTCAGAAGGCCGTCGACACACACGGCAGCATTCGCGCAGCAGCTCGGGCGCACGGCATCGCAGAAAGCACGTTCCGCGACCGCCTGAAGGCAAAGCGTGACGTCGAGCTGACGATCGCTGAGAACAAGGTCATCAACACGCTGGCGATCCGCAATGGCTCGATCGTCATCGGCTCCGACGCTCACTACTCGCCGAAGCTCATCACGACCGCGCACAAGGCGTTCTGCAACGTGATCGCGGAACATGCCGGCGACGTTAAGGCCGTCGTTCTGAATGGCGACTTGCTCGACGGCGCCCGTATCAGCAAGCACGCGCGCATCGGCTGGCAGAAGACGTACAGCGTCAAGGACGAGCTCGAAGCCGTCCGCGAGCGCTTAAGCGACATCGAGGGCGCCGCGCGAGGCATGAAGCTGCTTCGCACGATCGGCAACCACGACATCCGGTTCGACAGCCGCCTGGCTCACGCCGCACCGGAATACGAGGGCATCGCAGGCTTTGCGCTGGCCGACCATCTGCCGGCGTGGAAAGACAGCTATCGCATCGACGTGAACGCCGACACTGTGATTATCCACAGCGTCGCCAATGGGATGCATGCCGCCTACAACAACGTGGTGAAGGGCGCCGGCTATCACATCATCACCGGCCACACGCACCGCCTGCAATGCGTCCAGTTCCGCGGGTTTGGGAAACTGCGCTACGGCATCGAGACAGGCATGCTGGCCGATCCCGAGCAAGACGAGTTCCACTACCTGACCGGGCGCAATGCGAACTGGCAGAGCGGCTTTGCGGTGCTGACGTGGCGCGATGGCGAATTGCTGATGCCTGAGTTCTGCTCGGTGCGGGATGACGGCAAGGCGTATTTCCGCGGACAGAGGATGGCATGAGTCGCATCGACCCTCACGCCGACATCGACACGCTCTGCGACGCGCTGGCGGTCGCAATGAGCCACATGTACGCAACAGGCGCGATCGACATGGGCGAGGACGCGGCGAAGCAGATAGCAGCCCGCACGGACTGTTACGAAGATGACCAACTGATCGACCTGTTCGAGGCCGCAGCCAAGATCATGGCGCGCGGCAGGGCAGCGCACTAAGACATCACCCCAGGCACAGGTGGGACAACAGTGTCAGCCGCACAGGTCGAGGAAGCGATCACTCCGCCCGCAAGGGAACTCTGGTCGCGCCGGGTGCGGCAACCCTCTTTCGCGCGCTCCGCTCCGCGTAGGTCAGCTACGCAGAACACAGACAGGGCGTGAGCGCGCACCCTCAAAAGTAGATTGATTTAGACGGAATTAGACACATGGCTAAAGGTGTGAAAACCGGCGGCCGGGTCAGGGGCACGCCGAACAAGATCACGGCAGACATACGGGCGTTGGCACAGAACCACGCGCCGGAAGCGATAGCGATGCTTGCCACGATCCTGACGACGAGCGAGAACGACTCGGCTCGGATCGCGGCGGCGAAAGAGTTGCTTGACCGCGGCTATGGCAAGTCCACGCAGGCGGTTGAGATGTCCGGCAAGGACGGCGACCCGATCGCCATAACCAAGATCGAGCGCGTAATTGTCAATCCTCCAAATTCAAACGCCTAAGGTATTCGTCCCGCTGCTTGATCCCGCGCGCTACAAGGGCGGGCACGGCGGGCGGGGCTCGGGTAAATCGCACTTCTTCGGCGAGATGTTGATTGAGCGCTCGGTGATGGAAAAGACCGATGCGGTGTGCGTGCGTGAGGTTCAGAAGTCGCTCAAGCAGTCGGTCAAGAAGCTGCTCGAAGGGAAGATTGCCGCGCTCAATGCCGGCGCCTACTTCGACGTGCAAGACGCGCAGATCAAGTCGACGCATGGCGGCCTGATTATGTTTCAGGGCATGCAGAACCATACCGCGGAGTCGATCAAGTCGCTGGAAGGCTTCGACATCGCATGGGTGGAAGAAGCGCAGAGCCTGAGCCAGCGATCGCTTGACCTGCTGCGCCCGACGATCCGCAAGCCAGGGTCGGAGCTTTGGTTCTCATGGAACCCGCGCGAGTCGACAGACCCGGTGGATGCGCTGCTGCGGGGCGACGAACCGCCGCCTGGCGCTGTCGTGGTCGAGGCGAACTACATGGACAATCCGTGGCTGCCTGACGAGCTGCGCATTGAAATGGAGTACGACAAGCGGCGCGACCCGGACAAATACGCTCACATCTGGCTTGGCGCATACCAGCAGAACAGCGAAGCGCGCGTATTCAAGAACTGGCGTATCGAGGAATTCGAACGGCCGGCAGGAACGATTCACCGGCTCGGCGCGGATTGGGGCTTCTCTGTCGATCCAAGCGTGCTGATCCGCTGCGACATCGAAGGGAACCTGCTGTACGTCGATTATGAGGCGTACATGGTCGGCTGCGAGATCGTGAACTTGCCGGAACTGTTCATGGGCGTGCCTGACGCAGAGAAGTGGCCGATCACGGCTGACTCAGCGCGACCCGAGACGATCAGCCACATGCAGAAGAACGGCTTTCCGAAGATCCGGCCGGCCATTAAGGGCGCGAAATCGCTGGAAGAGGGCGTCGAGTTCCTGAAGTCGTTCGACATCATCGTTCATCCGCGCTGCAAGCACCTGATCGACGAGCTCACGCTCTACAAGTACAAGGAAGACCCGCTGACGGGCGCCATCCTGCCGATGCTCGAAGACAAGGACAACCACGTCATCGACGCGCTGCGATACGCCTGCGAGGGCGCACGACGCGCCGGCAAGGCTCCGAAACCACAGAAACCTATTGTCCGTCGCACGATTGTCGGTGCTGGCGGCTGGCTCGCATAAATGGCACGCAAAAAGCAGGAAGACCCGAAGGCAAAGATTGTCGCTGAGGCGAAAGAGCGTTTCGCACGCTGCGAGGAACACGAAAGCGAGTTCCGCAAGCGCTTCGTCGAAGATCTGAAGTTTGCCAATGGCGACAGTGACAACGGCTGGCAATGGCCCGACCAGATCCGCAATGCGCGCGATGGCGACAGCCGTCCCTGCCTGACGATCAACAAGACGCGCCAGCACAATCTGCAGATCATCAACGATGCGAAACAGAACAAGCCGTCGGTCAAGACGCTGCCGGTCGACGGTGACGCTGATATTGAAATCGCGAAGATTCTTGACGGGATTGTTCGTCATATCGAGTACAACTCGCACGCCGAGATCGTCTACGACACGGCGACGGAGTTTGCTGTACAGGCCGGCATCGGGTATTGGCGTGTGGTGTGTGAGTACGCGCACGACGGCTCTTTTGACCAAGAGATATTCCTGCGCCGCGTCAAGAACCCGCTGACGGTCTATCTCGACTGCGACATCGAGTCGGCCGACGGCTCGGATGCCAAGTACGGCTTTGTCTTCGAAGACATGTCGAAGACTGAGTTCGAGGCGACCTATCCGGGCGAGGAAGCGCGCAGCGTGGCGTTTGGTGACGACACGACCGGCAGCGCCTGGCTGTCGAAGGACAAGATCCGCGTCTGCGAGTACTTCCGCAAGACGACGAAGACTGACACGCTCATCAATCATCCGGTCAACGGCCCGATGATGCTGTCAGACGTGCAAGATCCGGCAGAGCGCAAGGTCATTGAGAACGATCCGAGCGTGCAGAAGCGCCCGGTGAGCTCGCCGCAGATCACCTGGTATCTGATCGCTGGCGATACGGTCATCGACGAAAAGCCGTGGGCGGGGCGTTATGTCCCGATCGTGCGCGTGATCGGCGAAGAGATCGTCATCGACGGCAAGATCGAGCGCAAGGGTCACACGCGCAGCATGAAAGACGCGCAGCGCATGTATAACTACATGAGCAGCGCACAGGTCGAGTACATCGCGCTTCAGACGAAGACGCCTTTCGTCGGCCCCGTCGAAGCATTCGAGGGATTCGAATCCGAGTGGGCGAACGCGAACAAGGACAACCTGCCGTATCTGCCCTACAACGGGCTGCGAGAGGACGGGCAGCCCATTGAGCGTCCGCAGCGCGAGCAGCCTCCTGTAGGCGCTTCTGCGTACCTGCAAGGCATGCAAACGGCGCAGCAGGAACTGATGATGGCGTCGGGCCAGTATCAGGAGCAGTTCGGCCAGCAGTCGAACGCGCAAGCAGGCGTGGCGATCCAGGCGCGCCAGCGGCAGGGCGATCGTGCGACGTATCACTTTATTGACAACGTTGCGCGCGCCATTCGCTTCACTGGACGCGTGCTGATTGACCTGATCCCGAAGATTTACGACACGGCGCGAGTGATTCGCATCATCGGCGAGGACGGCACAGAGACGTTCGCGCAGTTCGATCCGGACCAGCCGCATCCGGTCGGTACGCCTGACGGCCAGCCGGCGCCGCCTGAGAAGGAGCGCGGCTCAGACGTGCAACTGATCTTCAACCCCGGCATCGGGCGTTACGACGTGACTGTCGAGGTCGGCCCGAACTACGAAACGCGCCGTCAGGAAGCATTCAACGCGCTGACTCAGATCATGGGCCAGGATCAGGAGCTCATGAAGGTTGCCGGCGACCTGCTGTTCAAGGCTGCTGACTTCCCGATGGCCGAGGAAGTGGCAGAACGTCTGCATCGCACGATCCCGCCTGCGATCTTGGGCGAAGGTCCGAGCCCGCAAGAGCAGGACATGCAGCAGAAGATGGCGCACATGGGCCAGATGATCGAGCACCTGTCGCAGCAGCTTCAAGAGGCGCAGCAGGGACAGGATCAGCAGGAAACGAACATCAAAGCATACGACGCCGAAACCCGGCGCATTGCTGCGCTGCCCGAGATCGACCCGCAGGTGATCGCGCATGTTGCAACGCAAGTCGTCATGCAGATGATGCAGACCGGCGCGCCAGATGGCGGCGCTCCACCGCCTGACCCCATGCAGCAGATGCAACAACAACCGAGCCCGCCTAGTGCGGGTTTTTCTTTGCCCGCTCAATAAGGAACAAGAATGCCCGGCTACATCGGAATTTTGCAGGACGGCTCGAACCAGACGCCGGTAAGCACGCTGTTCATCATCCGCCAGACGCTCACGCCGGCATCGGTCGGCGCCAACACCAGCGCAGAGCAGACGTTCGCCGTGCCAGGCTTGCAGCTCGGCGACTCGATCGACATCAACAAGGCATCGCATCAGGTCGGTCTGAGCATCGGCAACGTGCGTGTGTCCGCGGCGAACACGCTGGCGATCCAGTTCGTGAACACGACGGCTGGCGCAATCGTGCCGGCGGCTGAGCAATACATCATCGGCGGCCAGCGCTAAACCGAATTCGCATTAACCACCGTACCGGCGCGGCATCACCGGGCTCAATCCTTGGCTCAGTCCATGCAAATCGAAGACAACGCATCACAGCTTGAAAACGTCACGCCTACGGAGCAGGAACAGGCGCAACAGCCCGCAGAAGTCAGCACGGAACCGGGCGCCGAGCAAAGCACGCAAGCAGCCGAGCAGCCGCAGCAGGAAAAACCCAAGAGTGATTGGGTCCAACGGCGAATCGACCAGCTAACGCGTGAGAAACACGAGGAAAAGCGACAGCGCGAAGCACTCGAAGCGCAACTGCGACAGCTTCAGCCGCAGACCGAGCACCAGCCCGGCCAGCAGATGACGCCAGACCAGATCCGCGCGGAAGCAAAGCGGCTGATCCAACAAGAGAAGTTCGACGAAGCCTGCAACAGCGTATTCGACGCAGGCAAAAAGGAATTCTCTGCTGATTGGGATTCGTCGCTGCGCACTTTCAAGATGCTTGGCGGTGCTCCTGCTGAGTTCCTGGAAGCCGTCACGGCGATGGATAACGGCCACAAGGTGCTGCATGCCTTGGGTCAAGACCCCGAAGCCGCCGAGCGCGTTCTTTCCCTCCCACCGTTGCGCATGGCGCTTGAACTGGCCCGCCTAGAGGCGAAGGTCGCTCAAGCCACTCCCCCGAAACAAGTTTCCAAAGCGCCCGCACCGATTACCCCGGTTGGCGGCAAATCCGCACCTGTCGAACCGGCTGAGTTCGCGTCGACGGCGGAATACATCGCGTGGAAGAAACGAAACAAAGGCTGACACTTAAATGGCAAATACGCTTCTCACCCCGACCAAGATCCTCGATGAATCGCTGATGATCTTGGAGAACAACCTTGCTTTCACGTCGCGCACGAACCGCGAATACAGCAAGGAATTCGCAGTCTCCGGCGCAAAGATCGGCTCGACGGTCAACGCACGTAAGCCGAACCGCTTCGTCGGTACGACTGGCCCGAACTTGAACCTCGAAAACGTGAACGAATCGTCGGTGCCGGTCAGCCTGACGACCCAGTTCCACGTCGACTTCACGTTCAGCTCGCAAGAACTGACGCTCGTCGTCGACGAGTTCGCCGATCGCTACATCAAGCCGGCAATGGCGACCATCGCCAACAAGCTGGATTTCGACGGCCTGGCACTCGCGGCCAACGTGGCGAACACCGTCGGCACCGTCGGCACGGTCCCGAGCGACATTCAGGTGCTGCTCGACGCAGGCGCGAAGCTCGACAACGAAGCAACGCCGCGCGACGGCCGCCGCTCGGTCGTGTGGGACCCGTCGACCAACGCCAAGATGGTGAAGGGCGCTGCCGGCCTGTTCAACCCGTCCGGCAAGATCGGCGAGCAGTACGAAAGCGGCATTTTCGCTGCTTCGTCGCTCGGCTTCGACGTCGGCATGGATCAGAACGTGAACACGTTCGTGACCGGTACGCGCACCAACGGCACGGTATCGGGCGCAGGCCAGACCGGCTCGTCGCTGCTCGTTACGGGCTTGGGCGCAGGCGGCACGGTTGCGAAGGGCGACACCTTCACGATCGCTGGCGTGTTCGCAGTGAACCCGCAGAACCGCCAGTCGACCGGCGTGCTGCGTCAGTTCACGGTGACGGCTGCTGCAACGGCCGACGGCTCGGGCAACGCAACGCTGGCGATCTTCCCGGCGATCAACACCGCGGCATCGAACCAGCAGTATCAGACGGTTTCGGCTGGCCCGGCGAACGCGGCTGTCGTGACGTGGGACGTGACGGCATCGACCGCCTACACCGCCAACCTGGCCTATCACAAGGACGCTTTCACGCTGGTTACGGCTGACTTGGAAGACGTGGCGCAGTACGGCGCATGGGGCGCGCGTCGCATGCACAAGGGCATTTCGATGCGTATCTCGCGTCAGTACGCGATCGGCACCGACACTGTGCCGTGCCGTATCGACGTTTTGTACGGATACGCCGCCATTTACCCGGAACTTGCCTGCCGTATCGTCCGCTGATGCTGTTGCAACAATCGAACCCCTCTTCGGAGGGGTTTTTTCATTCTGAGGGCTCGATGGCATACGAAGAGTTTCCGAAGTGGGTCACTGGCCCCGATGGCGCACAGAAGATCGTCAATAGCGCAGACGAGCAGATCGCGCTCGGCGATGGCTGGAATGCTCCCGCATACGTGCCGCCCGTACCGCACGAAGAATCCCCGACGTTCATTGCCTATCCCAAGTGGATCGGCGATGCGCTCGTTCAATCGGCTGAAGAAGAAGCCGCGCTGCTTGGCGCCGACACGGCAGACGAGCGCGAAATCCTGATCCAGATCGCGTCAGAAAAGGGCGTGAAGATCGACAAGCGCTGGTCTGACGACAAGATCCGCGCAGCACTTGAGGGCGCCTGATGACGACCGCCATTGACCTAATCACGCTCGCGCTCAAGGACATTGGCGCACTCGGCATCGGGCAGGCGGTCTCCGCTGAAGACACCGCCGACGCGCTCGCCACGCTGAACATGATGCTTGGTCAGTGGCAGGGCGAACGGTTGAGCGTCTATCACCTGGTGGACACCGCCATTCCGTCGACTGGTGCGCAGTCATACACCGTCGGCACTGGTGGCAATTTCAACGTGCAGCGGCCGATCAAGATCAATGCGGCCTACGCGCGGTTGAATGCCGGCAGCGCAACGCCGATCGATTACCCGGTGACGATTCTCGACTCGCGCGAGGACTATTCGCGCATCGCGCTGAAGGCGCTTCAGTCGTTCCCGTCGTATGCGTATTACGACCCGGCATATCCGCTCGGCAACCTGATTTATTACCCGGTTCCCGACAGCACGTTCCAGCTTCATATCGTGACGATGGAAGCGCTGCCGCAGTTCGCGACGCCTGCGACGGCCATCAACCTGCCGCCCGAGTACATGGCAGCGATTCGCTACAACCTCGCGCTGTATCTCGCACCGTCGTATCAGATCGACCCGCAGCGCGCGCTTGTCGGCCTCGCGCTGAATGCAAAGCGCGTCGTGAAGCGCATGAACTGGCAAGCACAGTCTATGACCATGCCACGCGGACTCGGATCGAAGCAGCACTACAACATCTATAGCGGCTCCAACTACTAATGCGAATCCCTCTGACTGGCGGTGCATACGCCGCGAAAAGCGTCATCAGTGACGCGCAGCGCTGCGTGAATTTGTACCTCGAGCAGAACCCGCAAGATGCGGCCGCGCCGACTACGCACTATTCGACGCCAGGTCTAACGCTGATCGGCACGCCTCCCGTCGAAGGTGAATTCCGCGGGCTTTATCCGGCATCCAACGGCACGCTGTTCGCCGTGGTTGGCAATTACCTGTACACCGTCATCGGCGGCAAGTTCACGATTCTTCAGCCGATCGGATCAAGTTCCGGCCCTGTGTCGATGATCGACAACGGCATCCAGATGGTGCTCGTCGATGGGACGATCGCAGGCTATTCGGTTGACCTGGAAACGAACGTCGTCACGACCATCACCGATCCTGCTTTCTACGGCGCAGACGTGGTTCAGTTCGTGGATACGTTCTTCATTTTCAATCGGCCGGACACGCAGCAGTTCTATATCTCGGGCTCGAATGCGATCACATTTGACCCGCTCGACATCGCGGCTAAGTCGACCTATCCGGACAATCTGGTCACGCTCGCAGTGATGCACCGCGAACTGTGGCTGTTCGGCGAGTTGACGACCGAAGTCTGGTACAACACTGGCGCTTCCGACTTCACGTTCGGCCGCATGCCGGGCGTGTTCATCGAGCACGGTTGCGCAGCGAAGCACTCGGTCGCAAAGATCGATCTCGCGCTGTTCTGGCTCGGCCAGGATCTGCAAGGGAAGGGCATCGTATTCGCCGGCAAGAACTATTCCGCCGAGCGGATCTCGACGCACGCGCTAGAGCAGGAATTGCGCACTTACAGCCGCATTGATGACGCGATCGGCTTTTCGTACATGCAGGAGGGCCATGCCTTCTACGTGCTGACCTTCCCGACGGCCAATAAGACGTGGTGTTTTGACGTTGCAACCGGCCAATGGGCGGAGCGCGGCTACCTTGAAGCAGACGGCACAATTAGCCGGCATCGCATGAACTGCCACGCGGTGAGCGGCGGGGCGAATCTCGTCGGAGACTGGAAGACTGGTCTGTTGTATGAGCTCGACCCGAACGCTTACACGGACAACGGCAACCCGATCCTGCGCCTGCGAAGCTTCCCGCATATCGGCGGATCGGACGGCAACCGCGTCATGTTCCGTCAGTTCATCGCGGACATGGAAGTCGGCGACGGCCTGCCGGGTGATACGGCCGATCCTGAAGTGCGGCTGCGCTGGTCCGATGATCGCGGGCGCAGTTGGGGAAACCCTGTTGTCGGCACGCTCGGCAAGGTCGGCGAATACCTGACGTCGATTCAATGGCAGCGGCTTGGCTATGCGCGTGACCGCGTGTTTGAGTTGTCATGGTCAGCGCCCGTCAAGACGGCATTGAATGGCGCCTGGGTGGACGCGTCGAGGGCTAGGACATGAGCACGCCGGCCAATTTCCCGGACGTCGGCGTTCCGTTCGCAGACTCAAACGGCCGGATCTCGATGGTCTGGTTTCAGTTCCTGCTGCAGATTTTCAACCGCACTGGCGGCGCAAGCGGATCGGACGACACGGCTGCATTAGAGGCGCTCATTGGCGCGTTGTCGGACCAGTTCGCGGGCGCCCCTGCGCCGGTCGCAGTGCTCCCGGTCGTCGAGCCTGACTCGTTCGTTCCGACGCATGGCATACAGGATGCGCCAGACCTTCACGCGACCGCCACGCAGACGGCAAACGGCTTCATGTCGTCCGCAGACAAGGTGAAGCTCGACGCGGTTTCGGCGACCGTCGAAGACAAGTTCGCGTCTGGTACGGGCTTCACTCCTGGCACGACGACGGCCCTAACGCTCTCGAAAGCCTATGCGTCGACGGCCGCAGTCATGGTGCACTTCGACGGCGCGTTTCAGGGAAGCGATCAGTACACGATCAGCGGCAACACGATCACATTCACATCAGCGATTCCGGTTGGAACGCAGACCGTCTATGCACGAGGGTAACGCATGACAACGACCTATAAAGAGCTGGTGAAAGGAGTAACGCTGACCGGCGCGGCTGCAAGCCTGTACACCGCGCCAGCAGCGACATCGGCATCAATCCAGGCGGCAAGCGCGAACAACCCGACGGCTGGCGCTCTGACGCTGAACGTCTACAAGGTGCCGACCGGCCGCTCGGCGGATGCGACAACGCGCATTGCGGCGAAGAACATTCTGGCGGGCGCGACGGCTCAGTTTCCCGAGCTCGTCAACCACAAGCTGGAGCCTGGCACGCAGCTTTACGCGGACGGCAACGGCTGTTCGATCAGCGTAAGCGGCATCGAATACGTGAAGGACTCGGCATGAGTGAGGTGACTGTCCCGGCGCAAGTGTCGCATGAGATGGTGTATCGGCTTGAGGAAGAACTGCAGAAGATGCCGCAGGCCGATTGCCCTGTGTGGCACTTCTTCGCGCCCGGCTTGTACGCGCGAAAGATGCTTATTCCGAAATGGACCGTGCTAACCGGTGCGGTTCACAAGACCGAACACCTCTGCATCATCTCGGGAGACATCGACGTGACGACGGATGACGGCATGCGCCGCATTACCGATTCGCACGCGATCATCGTTTCCAAGCCTGGCGCCAAGCGTGCCGGCTATGCGCACGAAGACACGTATTGGACGACCGTCCATGCGACGAACGAAACGGATCTCGACAAGCTCGTTGTCGAATTGACCGAATCAACCAATCAGCAATTGCTCGGCGGCGACGAGAACAAGCAGGCCATTGCAAACCGTCTAAAGGGATAAGCCATGTCTTTTGGTATTTCGGCAGCTACGGCGGCCGTCATTGGTGGCGGCCTTGCTGCGGCAGGCGCCGTCGGCGGTTCGCTCATATCAGCCAGCGCCTCGAAAAGCGCCGCAGCACAACAGGCGGCAGCCGCAGGCAATGCGGCGGCGATGCAGGAAGCGCAGTGGGAACAGACTCAAGAAAATCTCCAGCCCTACATGGACTTGGGGAAGAGCTACATCAACCCGCTCAAGGATGCGCTGTCGAACCCGATGCTGACGCAGCAGTTCTCGGCGCCGACTCTGCAGCAGGCACAGAACACGCCTGGTTATCAGTTCACGCTCAATCAGGGGCTGAAGGCGACTCAGAACGGCGCTGCGGCGCGTGGACTCGGCACATCGGGCGCTGCACTCAAGGGCGCGGCAAACTATGCGACCGGCCTTGCCGACTCGACATACAACGACGTTTATAACCGCGCGCTTCAGACGTTCAACACGAACTACAGCAGCGCGTCGAACAACGTCAACCGGCTTCAGGGCATCGTCAGCAACGGCCAGAACGCCGCGGCGACGAACGGCTCACTTGGCGCGGCAACTGCCGGCAGCATCGGTAACACGCTCACAAACGGCGCCAACGCTGCTGCTTCCGGCACAGTCGGCAGCGCGAACGCACTCAGCAGCGGGCTTGGGAGTGTCGGCAATACGGCGTTCACGTATGGGCTGATGCAGAACAATGCGACGCCCGCGGCGGCCGCAGCAAACCCGACTTACGGCACGACGCCGGCAGGCAACCCGAACTACTTCACGGTCTAACGATGCCACTCGACACATCGATCGCATTGCAGGCGAAGTCGCCTGAATTCAACCCGCTGCAGCAGGCGCTGCAGGTCGCGCAATATCGCGCCTATAACGCGAACGGCTTGGCCGCACAGCAAGGGCTCGACGCGAACCGCGCGATCTCTGCCGCCTATCAGCAGGCGACCGACCCGACGACGGGGCAGGTCGACAACAACAAACTGATGGCGCTGATTAGCCAGAACCCCGCAGCGGGCTTCAAGCTCGGCGAGGTGGTGCAAGGCATCAACACGCAGAAGCAGCAGCAGCAGACGCTTGCGCGCGGCGATGTGGCGCTCAACAACGAGCAGCGCCAGAACTACGGCGACAGCCTGAAATTTCTGACGCAGCAATTCGCGACCGTCGACCCTAGCAAGCCGGATGCGCAGGGGAAATTCCTGCAAATTGCCGGAGACGCCATCAATCAAGGGCACGTAAGCCCGCAGATGGTGAAGGCGACGATCGCGCAGATGCCGGATGATCCAGCTCAGTTCAAGCCGTGGTTCCAGCAAAAGCTGGCTTCGTTCCAAGACGTGGGCGCGCAGCTCGGCTCGATCACGCCGAAGCCTACGCAGGTCGACAACGGCGCGACGAAGCAATACATCGACACGAACCCGATTTCGAATCCGGGCATTGTCGGCACGACGATTCAGAACCAGTTGTCGCCTGAATCCGCAACGGCTCCTGTCGGCGTCATGGGCCCTGGCAACACGCCTGGCGTCGTTCCTCGCGGCGAGATGTGGGGCGTTGGCGTCAGTGGCGCCGGTACGCCGCAGATCAACATCCCGCCGCTGCCGACCGGTGCAAACCAGCAAGGCGCGGGTCAAGCCGCTCCGATGCCGGGACAAGCACCGGGCGTGGGGCAGCCGCACTTCGTGGCGACCGGCCTTCCGCCGGGAGCAAGCGGCATCGCGGATGATGGCGCCAAGCGCGTAGCGAGCCTTCAGCAAGCAGCGCAGCAGGCCAAGCCGCTCATGCAGACATACGACTTGGCGGCTCAGGCACTCAAGGGAACGATGGCCGGCAAGGGCGCCAATGCGGCGCTCAATGTACCGGCGCTGCTCAACACGTTCGGCATTCAGGCTGGCTCAGATGCGGTGAAGAACAATCAGCTTCTCGCCAACTACCTGAACAGCGCAGCAGATCAAGCGGCGGCATCGCTTGGCCTGTCTGGAAGCGATTCGCGACTGGCGGCGGCAAAGGCGGGGCAGCCCGACCCGAACAACATGAACGGGCCGGCGTTGCTTGAGTCGATCAACCACGTCAAGGGGTTGCAACAGGCGGTTCTCGATCGCCAGCAAGCAACTACCAATTTCCTCGCGCAGAACGGTAACAACACGTCTGCGCTGCCGCAGTTTGAGGCGAAGTGGAATCAGTCGTTCAACCCGGACGTTTCGTATATCCGATCGCTTGGCTCGCCAGAGGATCAGCAGGCAGCCATGCAGAAGCTGAAGGCATCGGGCCATTTGCAGCAGTGGACGAAGGATTATCAGGCAATGAAAGCCTTGGGAGCGTTCTAAATGGCAGATCCGCTGCTCGATATGGCGAACGCGGTGCAATCTGGCAAAGCCGTTTCGACGGCGGCGCCGGGCGCCGCGGCGTCTACCGGCGATCCTTTGCTCGACATGGCAAATAGCGTCATGTCGGCAAAGGATAAGGGCGCCGCGCCAGCCGCACCAGCCCCCACCGCAACTCAGGACCCGCAATGGAAAACGCCCGGCTCGGTGACGATGGGTATTGGCGACGTCATCAAGGGCGGCGTTCAGTCGCTGGTTCACGGTGGCGCTTGGCTCGCCGACAAGGTTGCGCCTGATTCGCAGTTCGCCAAGGACATCAACGCAGCCGTACCGCAAGTCGACCAGACGATTCAGTCTCAAGACGCGCAGTATGCACAGCAACGCGCGGCGCAGGGTGGATCAGGCGTTGACCTCGGGCGCGCAGCAGGCAACGTTATCGGCAGCGCTCCGCTGATGGCGCTCCCTGCTGGCGCTGGCGGCGGCTTGCTGACGAAGGCTGGCGCCGGTGCCGTATCCGGATTGGCGAGCGGCCTGGTTACGCCAGTCACCAACGCAGGCGACAGCTACGCGCAGCAGAAGGCGTCGCAGATCGGCACCAGCGCAGCAGTCGGCGCAGTCGCCAATCCGCTCATGAGTGCGATTGGTAGCGCGGTATCGCCGACTGTTGGCGCTGCGCAGCGCAAGTTGCTCGACGCAGGCGTGCCGCTGACGCCGGGCCAAATCCTCGGTGGTGCCGCGGCGCGCACAGAAGCGAAGCTGACCAGCGTCCCGTTCCTCGGCGACATGATCAAGAACGGCCAGCAGCGCGCGGTGCAGGGCTTCAACAAGGCGACATACGATCAGGTTCTCGCGCCGCTCGGGCAGAAGTACTCGGGCCCGGTTGGCAATGAAGGCGTGGCGGCAGTCCAAAAAACGATCGGCGACGCCTACGATAGCGCGCTTTCGAAACTGACGTTCAAGCCTGACGCGCAGTTCCAGTCGGATCTTGGCAATCTCACGCAGATGGCGCAGTCGCTGCCGGCCGCGCAGCAGCAGCAGTTCATGAACGTTCTGAAAACGCAGGTTGCGGGCAAGCTTTCGCCGAACGGAACGATGGACGGCCCGACGCTCAAGGGCGTTCAAAGCGAACTTGGCCGGATCTCGCGCGGGCTTACCGGCGATCCTTCATTCGACAATCAGCAGCTTGGGCAGGCGATCGGCGAGATCAAGAACATTGTCGAGTCGTCGCTGCCGCGCAATAACGCGGCCGATGCCGTGCAGGATCTGACGAAGGCGAACGCGGCCTATGCAAACTTCGTTCGTCTGCGTGGCGCGGCCGGCTCCCAAGGCGCAATGAACAATGAGGGTGTGTTCACCGCGGCACAGTTGAATAGCGCAGTTCGGGCGGCTGACAAATCGGCCGGCAAAGGTGCATCGGCGACCGGTAACGCGCTAATGCAGGACTTTTCGAGCGCCGGGCAATCAGTACTTGGATCGAAGTATCCGGACTCTGGAACGCCGGGCCGATCGCTGCTAGCGCTCATGGGTCCGGCCGCGCTCGGTCACGCATTTGCGCCGGCCTACACTGCGCCGCTCGCCGCGGCTGTCGGCGCTGGCGCACTGCCGTACACGGCAGCCGGTCAGAAGGTCGCGCAGGCTTTACTTACTTCGCGTCCCGCGATCGCGGCACCAGTAGGGAATGCGCTTGCGCGCTACGGGGTCCCAATCGCCGCGCCTGCGTCCAATGCGCTCCTCCGAGCGCTCACAGGCCAGTAGAACTATTGCCTTGATTTTCGGATATGCGACTGAAAGCCCGGCAATGCAGGCGGTCGTGAAGATCATCCGCCAAATTTGATCGCTGTTCATTCTTTCTCCCCGGCCCCGCCTTCGTGCGGGGCTTTTTATTTGAGGCACGCATGCAGCTTCTTGCGAATGCAAAGCAGCAGTTCATAGATCAGAACGGCGCACCGCTCGCTAATGGTTCGGTCTATTTCTACGCGCCCGGCACGACTAACCCGATGCCGACGTATCAAGACCGCGCCGGCACGATTCTCAACACGAATCCTGTCCTACTTGATAGCCGTGGTCAAGCGGTTATATGGGGCAACGGCACGTATCGCCAGGTTCTGAAAGACGCCAGCGGCGTGACGATTTGGGATCAGATCACCGAAGATACAAACGAGGGTTTGACCGGGAACATCACAGACAATGTGTTTGTTGCTGGAACGGATTTCACGCCGGGAACCACGGCGAGCCTCACGCTGACCGTCTCGCCGGGTTCGCTGTCGAACACCTGGATTTACTTCGACGCGGCCTATCAGGACGACAGCCAGGCGACACTCAGCGGGTCGGTGCTCACCTTTAGTTCCCCGATTCCGGTCGGAGTTTCGAAGGTGACCGTCAAGAGCGGGACCACGATCTCCATTGGAACGCCAAACGCTGGCACGGTGGTAGACAGTTGCGTGGCAAGCGGAACGGCCCTGTACAACCGGCTCACGCAGACGGTGAGCGTCATGGACCCGCTCTACGGCGCAAAGGGCGATGGTGTCACTGACGACACGAGCGCGATCCAGAACTGCATCAGCGCGAACGCATACGTCTTTTTCCCGCCCGGCAAGACATTCAAGACTACCGCAACCATCACGGTTCCGGCGAGCTGCAAACGGATCGATGCGGCCGGCGCGAAAATGGTCGGGCCCGGCAAGGCTTCGTCCATTTACGGCTTCAGCTTCAGCGGGCTTTATCAGGGCGGCGGGACGATTGTTCCGAACGCTGAGCTCTACGTTCTGCCGAGTTTGAGCGGGTACAAGTACGGCGTCTATATCTACAACTCCGCGTTCCTGAAAATCTACTCGGACACGATTCAGAACTGCGTGGCGGCTTGGTTCGTGACTTGCGACAACTCAAGCAACTACTGCTTCGAACTCGATCTTGAGTCTCGGTTCATCTTTCACTGCCAGGACGTGGCAAACACGACGGGCGGCGCCTTCTACATGCAGGCGACGGGCACGAGCGACAATGCGTTCCAGGGCAATCGCTGCCGGGCCTTCTATGTTGATGACGTATGGACCGGCGTGTATCAGGAATTCAGCTCCACCGGCACGAACGGCAACATCAACAACGTCTATGACCTTGGCGAACTGGACCAGTCTAACCATGCCGTCTATTGCACTGGCGAGCATAGTTCCTGCCAGCTCTACAAAATCCCGATGGGTATCACGACACCGAACAGTCCGCAAATGTTCGTCAACGTCGGGACCGGTGATGCGGTAGTTGTGGGCGGGACGACGTTTGTAGACACCGGATTCACGGCGGCGAATAACTTCCAGTACAACGGATGCGGCGCGCGGCCGTTCATCTATCAGCAGTCGGGCGGCGTCCCTACGCTGTATGTCGACCCGGTTGGCGGAAACGATAGTACCGGGACAGGCCATGACACGCAGCCGTTCCGGACGATTCAGAAGGCCGTCAACACATTCAAGCAACTGGACCTGAACGGGGGCGGCGCCTTTATCGCCTTGCGTGACGGGACATATAGCGCGGGTGCGACGCTCTCGACCTCTGTCAACGGAAGCATCTCATTCGTCGGCAATCCTGGATCGCCTCAAAATGTGGTCGTGAACGGAAGTTTTACGGCATCGGGGCAAGGCGTCAGCCTGAACGTTAGCGGGATGAACATCAATGGAGGCGTCGCCGCAACGAATTACGGCGTTGTCAATATCGGCTCCGGCGTGACGTTCGGCTCGTTTGGCGGTGGCTCGCACTTGCTGGCGAGCAACTTTGGACAGGTGCTGATTGGTAGCAACTACTCAGTCACCGGGCTGGCTCTGTTTCACATGAACGTTTCGCTAGGCGGCCTGATCCAGAACTCGGGTGCTACGGCCGTCACTCTTAGCGGCACGCTGCCGTTCACGACGTTTGCGAACGCAGGGCAAAGCGCGTCGATCACTGTTCCAGGCGTGACTTACAGCGTCAGCGGCAGCGTGACTGGCGTGCGTTATTCGGCCACGCTCAACGGAACGATCTTCACGAACGGGGGCGGCGCCAGCTACTTCCCCGGCGGCGCAGCCGGCTCAACATCGACCGGTGGACAGTACGCGTAAAACACAGCCGCCTTCGGGCGGCTTTTCATTTCTGGAAACCCAATGAAAGAAGCCGCATCGGCCGTCGCTCAAACGGTCGCTCAAGTCGCGCCTCCCTGGTACGCGACTGCGCTTGCGTGGAGCGACACGAATTTCCCGCGCGTATTGCTCGCGCTATCGGTCATTTACACGGCGCTGCAGATTTACGCGTCAATCAAGCGCCTGCGAAAAGGGGATGCGAATGTCGATGAATAACGAAAACCTTCAAAAGCTGATCGCCGAACTGCGCCGCGACGAGGGTGTCCGTTATTCGGTCTACAAGGATACGAAGGGCATCGATACCGTCGGCGTCGGACACAACTTGCAAGCGCATCCGATGCCGGCCGGCTGGAAATGTCCGCTCAACGATACGCAGGTCAATTCGCTGCTCGACGACGATCTCGAAGACGTCTTCCACGATCTCGACAGCAACCTGCCGTGGTGGACGGATCTGAGCGACGTGCGCCAGCGCGCTCTCTCTAACCTCTGTTTCAACATGGGGATCACACGCCTGCTCGGGTTCAAGAAGGCGCTCGTTGCCATGCGGCAGGGCAAGTTCTCGACGGCCGCCGACGAGTTGCTTGATTCGACGTGGGCCACTCAGGTAAAGGGCAGGGCGCAGCGCCTCGCCGACATGATGCGCAAAGGGGTCTGACATGGACTGGAAATCGATTCTAGGCGGCGTCGCGCCGACGTTGGCGACGGCGCTGTCTGTCGTCGGCGGCCCGGCGGGCATGGTGGCGGGCGCTGCGTTGCGCGCGGTGAGCGGCGCCGTGCTCGGGCATCAGGACGGCACGTCGGACCAGGTGACGCAGGCGATTCAGGCGGGTCTCTCGCCGGATGCGATTGCAGCGCTTCAGAAGGCTGACAACGACTTCAAGGTTCAGATGGCGCAGATCAGCGCGGCGACCGAACAGGCGAGCATTAAAGCCGGTTCTGACGCCATCGGCGACGTCAACGTGACGATGCAGAGCGAAGCGAAGTCGGATCACTGGCCGTCCTATACCTGGCGCCCGTTTATCGGCTTCACGTTCGGCTTTTACATCATGTCGCTGTTCCTGCTGCCGCTCTTTCATGTGCAGCCCGTCTCGCTCTCAACCGACATGACGCTGACGATCGGCGCCGTGCTCGGTGTCGCTTCGTTCTTCCGCGGAAAGATGCAGGCCGATCCGCGCGTGCCGTCTGACAGTCGGGGCTGATCGCTCCACCGATCCCCAATTCAATCAATCAGCAAGGGATGTCGCATGACAACTAAATTGCCTCCGCAACTTATCGACCCGACCGGATCGACCAGCGGGCAGGTATTGACTTCTACCGGCTCATCTACTGCGCCATCCTGGGGCAACATTAACGCCTCAAGCATCGTCGGAACAACGACCAATGACAGTGCCAGCGCGGGGCGCGTCGGTGAATTTGTTAGTTCGACCGTAGCTAATACCACCGTTAGCCTGACCTCGGGAACGCCCGCCAACGTCACTTCGATTTCCCTGACTGCGGGTGATTGGGACGTTTCCGGCATGGTCATTTTCAATACGGCAGGGACGACCGTGATGTCCGCTCAAGTCGCCGGCGTCAGCTCGACTTCGGCAACCTTAGTGACCTATCAGTTCGCCAATATCGCAGGGACGCAATCTGCTGGTGCTGGCGGCAATGTGGTCACGCCAGTGGTGCGGATTAGCCTGTCGGCCACGACGACCGTGTATCTGGTGGCTCAGGGGAATTTCACGACTAGCACCTGTCAGGCGGGCGGCGTCATCCGCGCCCGTCGGGCGCGCTAGGCACTGGCGCGGCTCTCCTCTAGCTCTGGCTCGGGGAGAGCGCCCAGTGCGCCAAGGAAAAAATCAGGCACATCGGGCCGGCACGCCATATCAATTTCGCTCGGGAACATTCGCGCGCATGGCATGAAGCAGTGATCGGCGCGGCGCACATACGTGACTTCCATCGTGTCAGGGATCATCACCCCGCCGATCACGCCGACATAGCCATGATTGTTCGCATGGACATGCACTGGTTGATGAACTGCGTACAGCTTTGATAGTGCGCCGACGATCTTCTTGTGTAGCGGGGCATCTGCGAGCGCAAGCGAGTGAGCTTCCAAAGTGATCTGCGAGAACTGCGCGAGCATCTGCGGGGCCATTGCTTCGAAAACCTCCCATTCAAAGCCCTCTATATCCATCTTCAAGATCAAGTCTGATCGGCCCGCGTGTCCGTTGTGCGCAATCAAATCATCAAGGCGGTCAAGCATTCCATCAGCCGACGGCGACGCCGCGATCCCCTTTTTGAACCAGTGGAAATTCGGATGGTCTACCGGCAGGCGGTCAATTGTGTGGTCATACTGGTAGATCTGGCATCCCATTGCTGCCATGTCCAGATCCCACGATACATCGTCGTTGATGCCGAGCGAATAAGCTATCGCACCTTGTAGGCCGTGGTCGATCATCGCATATCCGCCATCATGTGGGCGACCTTTGCGAATAAGACGCTTTCCGACTGCATCCATCGGGCGCAACAGCGACCAAATGCGTTTTGCCCTTTCGCCCATTTGAGCGTCAGTGTTTCCGTATAGCAGCGGGTGCTGTTGGCTGACGCGCTCCACCAAAGCGCGCTCAAGGATTCCGTTCCTCTGAAGCGTCTGCGTGAGGGTAGCGTTTAGCGATTGAATCTCGCGTCTAGCGGCATCGCGCTCGCTGGTGGTCTGTGCCAGAAGTTCAAGAACACGTCGCGCCTGGGGGATGCGTCGATGAAGGCCAAAAGGGATTTTCATTTTACTAGTTGACATAATAGAGTTTATCGAAATTCCCGGATCGTGTTCGCTAGGCGATTGTCATCCTCTTGGGTCCATCCTTGCTCGAAAGAGGTCAAGCTGTGCCACAGCATGTAAGCGCCCCATGCCCACGTGCGCCCCAGTTCCTTGTCGGGACCGTTGAGGGCGTCCCGAATCTCGCGCTCGGTCTTTTCGGTCAATTCGGCGTAGGTCCAAGATTTCATGTTTGCGAATTAGAAGTTATCGTTCTGAAATTGCGCACAGGGTTACGCACCGTTTCTGTGGATAACTTGCTGTGGACAACATTTCATTAGCCGCTGGCGAGCGGCCTATCATTTTTCGATACGCCGCTGGTGAGCGGCTTATCAAGGCGAATACGCCGCTGGCCAGCGGCACTATATAGATTCTATATATCTTAAAGTCTTTAGATGGGATAACTCAGTCTGACTTCTTGGGGGTAACTTCGACTCCGACCACGGCCGGCGCGTTGTAGTTGTTGACGGTCGCATGCGAGCCAGTCAGGAAATTGGCGTTTAAGACGATCTTGACCTCTAGACCTCCCTGCATACTCCCGCTCGCCGCGAACGCCTTCAGCTGGTCTAAAACCTGTTGAAACTGCATCGGTATGTACTTTGCCTCGCCGTGCATTGCGATCTCGCCATTTGCCGCGGTCATCGGTATTTGCTCCGTCAGTTCATACGAATTGCTTCGCCCGAGTTTCCTTCGCGCAACGATCCCCATCTCGTCCAGCTTTGTCAGCGCCCTGTCGACCGTATCCAGCGAGATTCCGACGTGCTTGGCTATCGCATCGCGCCCAGGATAGGATTTTCCCGTATCGAGCGCGGCATAACTTTTGAGCACGCAGTACACCGCCCACGCATATACGCCCATTTCGGCGATCTTGTCGCGCTGGATCATCGCGCGCACGACGTGGAACCAGTGATTCTCGACCTTCAATTCTTCCCACAACTCCGGCTGATCGTTCATCAGTACCCTTCCCGCTCGGCCGCGGCGATCTCTCGATCCAGCGCTTTCTCAAGCGCCTCAGACACGAACCCCTTTAGGTTTTCGATTCTCCCCCATGTCTTGAGGGTGTGGAGCTTCGTCTGAATCCGGCGCGGCACTTCATAATTGGCCTTGACCACATCGTCTT